AACTGTTACGCTTAGTCTGCTGTTGGCTGATGCAACAGCACGTACACGATCACCTGTGCCTAACACTAATTTTTCACTGTCAAAACTAACAGTTTCTCCAGCCGGTATCGATAAGTCTTTAATAACTTGTGTTTGTGTTGCCACACTTAGTCCTACGGGTACTGCGTATAAATTTAAAGTCACATCCGAAGCAGATGTATTGCAAAAAATCATGCAGGTCACTGCATGTTCTTGAAGATCGCTTGGTGAAGTACCTGGACAAAGAAATATATCTTCTCCAGACGTTGTAATTTGTGTGCTGGTTAACGCCATGTTTGTCCTTTAGAATATCATACTGTAAGCAATGGCTTTGCTTTTGCTAATCAATTCATCTCTGTTATTTTCTTTATTTACAAAAAATATGCCTGAGCCGCCGTATGCTTGGGTCTTAGCATAAACTTTGACACCATCTACTTCATATGCGGGATCTGAAGAAATAGTCAACTTTAGTACATCATTTACAACCACAGATCCTGATCCGTCTGAAGAAATAATCAAGTCTTGATTACTGGTAATAGTTGAGATTTCATTACCAGCAATTCTAATATTTTGTACTTCAAAACTACCAGGACGCCATTCTGCGGCTGGTTCATTGTTTAATCTTAATTGTAATAGAGTTTCAGGATCTTCGCTGTCGTCATATATTTGAAGAACACTATCACCTACTTTAAGAAACTCAGGAGGTGTTGTTTCAAAATAACTAACAACAAAATCATCTACGAATTGCACGTTGGGTATATCATCTGGATCAGTGCATCTGTCCTCATAGTTACCAACACTGCCTCTAACACTAAGAGTTCCTGTTCCTACACTAAACACTAAATCTGCATTGTCTTTTGTAATAATAGCATTGGTGCGCAGACCAATCATAAAATTATTATTGTTGTCTGCTGATATAGAAAATGCGCCAGATTTAGTAGTACCTGTTTGACTGTCAAACCATGTGATCGCTTCGTCAAATACCATTCTTGCAGGCGGATAGGAAGGGTTGCTGCCGCGATTAATTTCGATACCAGAAACTCTTCCACTGCCGTTGTCTTCAATGCCTGCGGCAAAATCTAATGCATTACCATTGGCATCAAACCCTTTGTTAAGTATAAGGATTTGATCTTCAATGGTAATTTGAGTAGTATTAATAGAAGTTGTTTCGCCTTGAACAATCAAGTCGCCAGTGACTACAACCTTACCTGGACTGGTTCCTACATCCAATGTAATAGTTCCGCCGTTGTTAACGGCTACTTTGTAATTACTAGCACCAACTCTTAATACTTTTGACATTTCGTTGCCTTGATTAGATTGCTGTCAACATTAGTACATCTGCTGAACTGTCGTTGTCCAAGTACCATGTGTAACGGTTGCCACTGAAATCTGTAGCAACACGCTTGGTTAGTTTAGCAATCGCAACAGTACCTGGTGATTGGCCATCAGTTGATCCAAGGATACGGATTTCGCCTTCGGCAGCAGGTTGACCTGATACTAATTTACCTATTTTTAAATTACTGCTGGTAATAGAATCAACTGTTTCTGCTTCATTAAATGCATCTACTGATGTTTTTAAAACAACATAAGTTACTGCACCACGTTGTTTAACAATTTGATAATCGCTGGCCAATGTGCCACCGAAATAACCTTGAACTACAATACCTGCTTCTGTTGTTGTGAATGATCTGGTAACTCTAGTACCGAGTACATCTTTATGTAATGGACGTCCCATTTTGTTTCTCCTTAATATGACGTTCTAGGTCTACGCAGAAGGGTTCTGCATAAGTTCGCATCGCGAATATAATTTAGACTATGTATTTATGTTTTACTGAGGCTTGCCAGTAGTTCACGCTTTGAAAATGTTCTAATGATTTCTGAGGCACGTTGATAGTGTGTGTTGGCTATTTCTAAACAACTTCTACGACCAGTTTGTCTATATAAAACTAATATTTTACTGGCTTCTGTTATACATTCGTTTACTGATTTTTCTAAACGCTGTATATCTTTGATAAAGATACCATGGTTCTTTTTCCACTGTGCTATAACAGTGCGTTGTATACGATACCAATCTTCAGGACAAGTGATAACAAAGTCTTGCATAGAAATATTTACCGTAAAAAAAGAGCCCCGAAGGGCTCTTTGATTGTACTTCTCTACAAGCAGTTGATTAACTGAATGTAACGTTACTTGGAGTAACAGTACCTAGGTAGTCAGCGGCGTTACCTAGAGATGATGCTGTGTTTGTCAACTCAACATATCCATAACGAGTCATGAAGGACACGACTGGTTCGAATGTTGCTGGGTCTAGAACAACACCACTGCTCATCAATGGAATGTATGGGCAGTAGAATGCGGCTGCATCTGATTCGCTAGAACCTTTATAACCGATAAGGATCTTTGCTGTGTCAGCGGCGTATGTGTTGACATAAATCTTCATTGCGCCGTTTAGCGTACCAACAAACTTGGTGTTTGTAGGTGCTTCAAATGTACCTTCTGTAGTACGTGCAAATGCGCTAGTAGTTGCAGACTGTAGAACAGTCAACATCTGTGGGCTAACAACAGCCCAGTTACCAGCACCGCGACGTGTACGTTGAGCGATACGGTTTGCAACTCTGTTGATTAGAACTGCCAATGCGGCATGCTCGTCACCAACGAATGTTGCTGTACCAGAAACAGCGGCTTGATTAAAGTTCTCGTTGTTCTGTGTACCTGCTAGATTCAATAAAGAACCTAGAACTTCTTGGTCGATTTCAGCAGTGATTTCTTGAGCCAAAGCAGCCATGATTTCTGCTTCGATGTCAATGCCTTGTTGGGCTTGTGCATCTTGAGCAGCCTCGAACGTCCAACGTGCAGACAATTTACGAGTTTTTGCTTCAACTGTTTGTTTCAAGATCTGAATGCTCATCTTGTTTCCAGCGGCGCCTTCTAGGGCTGCTGTAGCCGCGGCCTTACCTGCGCCTGAACCTGAATACTGTTCAGCAATCTTGAATGGGCTTAGAGCCTCTTCACCTGCTACAGTAGTCTGTGCGCCGTCTGATGTATTTGTTACGGAATCGCTGTAACGAACACGTAGGGTATGGATTTGACCAACTGGGCCAGTCATAGGCTGTACACCAACTAACTCGTTAGCAATAACGGTTGGCATGACGCGACGAATAACTGGTAGGATAACACGATTAAGTGTTGCAACGTTACCGGCAGAAGTGGATCCAGCAGTAGCAGATTCTGATAGATACTTACGAGTGTTCTCGAGTGTAACTCCCATTACTGACTTCTTGGTTCCTGAAAGGCCTTCTAATAGTGCCTCTTTAGTTTCTTGCCAGCGGCTTTCTAGTAGTTCTGACATAATATCTCCTTATTTGATTCCAGCAAGACGGCGAATATTGATTACTTCCGCTTGACTGTTAGCACTACTAATGCTATGATTTTCTTTATTGCCTGTGATTTCTTTTGCCTCGACAAGTGCCTTCTTCTTCTCCGGTGTGCTACCACTTAATACTGCTGGTAGATACTTGTCAAAACTACTACGTAGTTTTACAGTTTGCACACTTTCTAATAATTCAGACATAATTTCTTTCTGATCCTTGCTTAAAGGATTTAAAAGTTCGCTCATGACTTCTTTACGCTCAGCAGTGGCTTGAGCGCGAACAACTTCTTGTTCCTTGCTTTCAACTAGTGCTTGCTTTTCTGAAATAACGTCACGTGCTTCTGCTAGTGCCTGTTCTTTTTCTGCGATTACTTTGAGTAGTTTGCTTGTTTCTGATTTCTCATTCATCAAACTATTCTGATACTCGGAAGTAAATGCTTCAAAAATCTTACGACCGAAATCGTTTTGACGTGCAGAGTCGATATCTTCTTTAAGTTGTACGATCTCTTTTTGGAGACTTTGTGATACAACTGATTCAACTAGACCTGCTGCCTGTTTAACAAACTTACCTTTTAATACAGTAAATTGTTCTCTTGCTTCTTTTACTAGGCGTACTTTAGTTTCTGCCAAGTCTTTCTTATCTTCATAGAAGTCTGCAATTTCTTTAGCCAGTGCTTCGACAACGAAATTTTCTAGTTTAGCAAAGTTCTCTGCCATGACTTTTTGGTCACCGTGCAGTTCTGTAACTTCTTTTGCAAGAGATTCAAGAACAAATTCGTTTAATTTACTTGAATGTTCACGTATTGCAACAGCATACTTGGCCTTGGCCTCTGCTAATTGCTTGCGATCTTCTGTAAATTCTTGAATCTCTGAACTTAGACGATCTGATACCATTTGATCAATGGCTTCGATCATCACTGATTTGTCGTGTTCGTACTTTTGTGCGAACTCTTCGCGTAGTTGCTGTGTAACTAGTTCACGGTTTTCTTGGATCTTTGAATTCCAAGCCGTTTCGATGTCTGCTCTGATTTCCTCGGAAACCACGTTGTTCTCGAATAATGATTTTAGCGCATCCAACATGTAATTTCTCCCTTGGTTACTGGAGCCTGCCTATTATTTTTAATAGGCTTTCCTTAATGTATTGCTGTGCCTTTTTGTCGCCTTGTACTTCCTGTGCTGTTAAAAATGCCTTGTAACCACCCCTGGAATTCATCAAATGCTCATATATAGGCGTTGGATATGCGCCTGGGGCCGACGGTTGTGCTACCACATCTATTGTGATAATTTCAAATTCTGATACTTCACCGGATCCGTCATCCTTGACGTTTCCGGATCCGCGACTACTGACACCTAGTTTTACACCGCTTTCTAACATAGTTTTAACTAGTTGTCCCATTGGCGTTGGTAAAACTTTCATCTTACCGTAGCCATTAGGACCTTCCATCCACATTTCTGTAATCATGTGGCTAACGCGGTCTAGGTTAATTTTTAGGTCATCAGGATGATCCACTTCTCCGAGAACTGAGTAACCACCAGTGATCTGATCATTGAGCGTTTTGACAGCCCTGCTAATCTCGCTCACAGGATACACTCGCTGATTTTGATTAGTGATTCCACCTTGGATGAAAATGCCTTTCATGTAAAGGTTCTTTCCATCCGTGCCTTCGCTTTCAACCACCATACGTGCTTGGTCAAAACTTAGGTTTTCTCGAAGATATAGGCTCATCTATAGATCCTCTATTACTTGCCTACAATGCTCTTGGTATTGACGCCATTGTCGCCGCTACCTTTCTTTTCAGCGCCATGACCCTTGGTTGGGTGCATTTTTGTCGCTGTTTTTGAACCTGGAACATTAACGTTTCCAGTATTCAAATCTTTTGTTGATGGGTTAGCCAAGCCGCCTTGTGTGCCGCCTTTGTTGCTTTCGCCACCTTTTGCGATGTTAGCAGTTGTTCCAGTATTACCTAGTGGATTCTTACCTGCTACTGTAGATTTGTTACCAACACCGTTGTCACCCATTTTTGCTGGTGCAACTTTTTCTACATATTCACGCATACTTTCTTTAGCAAATGGATTCTCTTCGTCGTCGCTTTCTTCGTCGTCGCCTTCTTCCTCTTCACCATCATCTTCAGCACCTTCTTCGTCGTCCATGCTGTCCATGTCGTCAGAGTTTCCACCCATCTTTGCTTCAAATTCTGCTCTTAGTTCGTCTAGTGCATCCTTGATGTCCATTACGTCATCTTTGGTTGCTGGAGCGTCACCTTCTTCGTCGTCCATAGACATTTCATCGTCCATGCCGCCGTCCATTTCATCGCCCATGCCGCCATCTGTAACAGCATCGATCATTGCATCGGCACCATCACCGCCTACTGCTTCTAGATCAAAGTTTTCTTCGACGTCTTCATCTACATCTTCTTCTACGTCGTCTTCTGTTGTTTCGTCTACTTGAAAGTCATCGTCAAGTAGGTTTTCGTAAATTTCGCGAGATTTTGCCACTACTAAATCGTGGAAAACTTCCTCGGCTTTTGATTGTTCACCGTTAATTAGGTGTTCGAGCATCTGCTCGAAACGTGTGCGATCAGTCATGTTAATCCTCCTGTGTAAGTTGCAAGGCTGTCGATGTATTTAATTCTCACTGACAAAAACCGGTAGATATCGGTGTAAAATCGTCAATTTAAATAATTTATGTGTTTGATAAACTCATTATAATCAATATTGATTAGATTTCCTGTTTTAAAGTTGGGATCAAATGTGTCTGCAGATCCTACTCTAAAATATTTTGTACCAGCAAATTCTTTTAATACTGCTTCTGTTTGTCTAAGCCAGTTACCGTAAAACGTTGCTGGCTCATGTGTTTTTTTATAGTTGGGTGTGCCTGAGTAGATGTTGTTGACTTTTTTATTTCCTTCTAAACCTTGATAATCAAAGCCTAGAATGTATATTTCATCGTAGCCATGTGTACTGGCTAACCATAGTGCTGTAGGTCCTGAACTCCATCCTTTACTGGGTTGAAACACATTCAATTTGGGAGTATTTTTAAATCTATTATTGAAATTAGTGTATACTTGTACCGTGTCCAGCACATTGTTTTCCACTAATTCTAGAACCATTTTTACATCTACTGCTACTAAATGATCGGGCAAAAAGTCTCTATACAGTGCATTACATCCGTAAACTGTACCATATTCTTTTAACTTTTCACAATTGATTGTTAGGCGACTGCGTCCGTTGCCCAGTACAAAAGCACGTTTCATTTAAAATTTAAAGTGCTTCTGCTGGAGGTGCCGCATACATACGGGCTATAAAGTCCATTTCTGCCTGCGTTTCTTTGATATGTAGATCCGATGCTCGTCTTAGTTCATTGATTTGACCCAAAGACAATCGTGTTTTCCTTGTGTCTTTACTGTCTAATATATCAGTGTCGCGATAAGTCATGAAACGATCATCCTGCTCGGGCTCGGCAGTTTCGCGATTAAAATAAAATAGTTCTCGTAAAATCATATCAATATTTATGCTTGTGCAGTGGGATCAGATGCTCCACCTTCTTCTGCTGGCGGTGCCATGTCTGCTGGTGCTTCTTCTGTGCCTGCGGCTGCACCGGCATCTTGATCTATACTGGTTGGGCTAACACCTGCTGTGCGAAGTTCTCCAGCGGAGTCTGCTGTAGGTGTACCTTCACCATTTTCTTCTTTCCACATGCGTTCGTTGTCCGCTAGGTCTTCGTCGGTCATGCCTAAGAAACGTTTTAGTGCAAATCGTTTGCTGACAAAAGGCAGTGCAGCCATTTGTGTAAATGTACTGATACGTTGGTTGTCTAATTCTGCTTGACGATATGCGGCAAAGTTTTGTGGACTTTGGAACATCAAATCAAACAAACTGAAGTCAATGTTTACACCTTTGTTGTGCAAATACAGTTTGAATTCTGTATTGAATGTTTCCATCATAGCACCTTGCAGGCGTTCGCAGTACTTGTTGAAGCGCAATTCTTGAATAAATGCAGTGCCTACACGACCGTCGTTGTACTGTGCTTGGCTGTCATCCGCACCAGTGGGTAGATATGAACTTGGAATACGCAAGGCACGCATTAATTTG